CCGCTGGCGCGAACTCGACAGCACCTACCGCGTCCAGTGGCGCGCGCGGACGTGGAACATCACCAGCGTGACCGGCACCCGCCGCGAGGGCTGGACCTGGCTGCATTGCCTGGCAACGGAGGGGGCGAACTGATGGCATCGGCAGGCACCATCAACTTTTCCGCGGCCGACAAGATGCTCGGCAACCTGCCCAAGCGCATCGATGAGGAAAAGATCGTTACCAAGGCGCTGCGCAAGGGCGCCGAGGTGATCCGCGAGGCCGCCCACGGCAAGCTTGTGGCCAACGGCACTGTCGAGACCGGGATCATGGCCGGAACCCTGCAGATCGCCCGGCGCGACAGTGGCCAGCCTGGCGTGGTGGAAGTGGTGGTAAAGCCCTCGAGCAAGCTGTCGACGGTGATCCGCCCTAGCCGGTGGGGCAAGGACGCGGTGCGATACCGCCCGAGTAAGGTCGCCCACTGGATCGAATTTGGCACCGAACATGCCCCTGCGGCCCCGTTCATGCGCCCTGCTGCCGATGAAAAGCGTTCGGCGGCCGAGGAGGCAATCCGCGCGGAGATGACCGCGGGTGTGGCGAAGCTCAAGTAGATGGCCACTCCCGAAGCGGCACTGATCGCCGCCCTGCAGGCTGCGCCCAACGTTGCGGCGCTCGCCGGTGGCCGCGTGTTCGTGGCGGGGGCCCGGCAAGGGACGGATTATCCCTATGTCACGGTGCAGCGCATCTCGACGGCCGGTGCCGCCTATCTCGACGGGCCTAGCAACCTCGAGTGGCCGCGATTTCAGATCGACGCATGGAGCACGAAGGCAAGCGAAGCGCTGGCGCTGGGTGAAGCCATTCGCGGCGTGATCGATGCGATCGAACTCACGGCGGGGGGACTGACGTTCCACGCCACCTTCCAGGATCAGCGGGGGCCAGCACCCGATGAAGAGACCCGGAATTTCCGGCTCTCGTCCGACTATCTCATCTGGCACGAAAGGAACTGACCCATGGCCCTCAAGTCGCAGACTTCGACGGTTCACATCTCGAACGAGTCCGCCGACACCACCGTGTTCGGCTCGGCCACCTTCGCCAAGGTGGGCGAAGTGACCAACATCGGCGCACCCTCGGGCGAGGCCGCCGATATCGACACCACTCACCTTGAAAGCACCGCGAAGGAATACCTGACCGGGCTGCCCGACAACGGCAACATCGAGCTTGCCATGAACGCGGTCTCGGGCGACGCCGGTCACGACGAGCTGATCGGTGCCATGGACGCCCAGGAGCGCCGCTGGCTGAAGATCACCTGGTCGAACGGCGACGTGTGGTCGATCAAGGCGCTGGTGAAGAAGTACACCTGGTCGGCCGGCGTTGACGCCAAGATCGAAGCAGCCGCCAGCTTCCGCACCTCGGGTTCGTGGACTCGCGCGTGAGCCTGACCCGCGACAAGATCCTCGGCTACGTCGATCGGAATATCGGCTGTGTCGACGTACCCGACCTGGGCGAGGTCTGCGTGGCGCGGCTCTCCGTCATCGAGATGGACAAGCTCGCTCAGCTAGATGGCAAGGCCTATCCGATCTCGGTCGGGGTGGTCATCCTTGGCGCCTGCGACGAGAGCGGCAACCGGCTGTTCACTGATGCCGATGCCGAGGCCCTCGGCGCGATGCCGGTGATCGCGATCAGCCTCATTTCCAAGGCGGTTCTCGATCACAACGGCATCGGTGCAAGTGCGGCGGAAAAGGCAAAAAACGCCTCAAGCGAGACGGAGGCCGACGCTTCCGCTTCCGCCTCGCCCTCGCCCTCGGCCGAACAGTAGAGGAACTGGAGCGTACCCTTTCGGCCGCCGAACTGACCGAATGGGCCGCTTTCTACGCCCTCGACCCGTGGGGCGAGCAGCGGGCCGACATGCGCATGGCACGCATCGTCTGGGCCACGCTCGCCCCGCATTCGAAGACGCCACCCGACCCGGCTGATCATCTCCTGTTCCCCGAAGACGTGCTCGCCCTGCCCGAGGACGTAGATTCGCGCGAACGCGAGTGGATGGCCAAGCTGCAACGATCCGAGGGCTGACATGGCTGCGCCAATTGAAGTCGAACTGGTCGCCCGCACCGCGGCCTTCACCGCGGGGATCAAGCAGGCGCAGGATACCGTGCGCAACGGTTCGGCGGCGATGCAGCGGGCCCTCGATCTGCTCGGCGGCAGCTTCGACGCGGCCGGTAAGGCCTCCGGCGACGCAGCCGGCGCTATGGCCAAGAGCAAGTCCGCCAACGACAATCTGCGCGAGTCGATCCGCCAGGTCGCCGCGGCGGAGATCCTCGCCACCAACGCGCGCAAGGAGGCCAAGGCGGCGCTGACCGCCGGGTCGATCGACCTGCTCGAATACCGGGCTCGGCTGCAGGAAGTTCGCGTGGCCCTGCAATCCGTTCGGTCGGAGAACGCCGCCTCGGCCCGCGCGATGCAGCAGGTCCACGGCTCGACCGGGCAGGCCAAGTTCGGGCTGCAGGATCTCGGCTTCCAGCTGTCTGACGTGGCGACCCAGTTTGCCGGGGGCACCCGCGCAGCAGTCATCTTCGCCCAGCAGGGGCCTCAGATCGTCCAGGCCGTGCAGATGATGAGCGGGGGCACGAGCAAGTTCGCCCAGTTCATGTCGAGCGCCTGGGGCGCCGGCATCATGGTCGGCGTGGCAGTGCTCGGCGCCCTGGTCGCGAAGATGACGGAGGCCGGGGATGAGAGCAAGAAGACCGGCGACGCCTTCGAGACCCTCGCCGACAAGCTCAACCTGACCCGGCACAGCTACGAGGACGTGCTCAAGGCGGCGCGCGATTACAATGCGGAGCAGCGCAAGACGCGGCAGCTCACTCTTGACGCTGCGGCTGCTACGGCAGCCCAGGCTGCGGCGAATATCGGGGCCGCACTCGCCATCCGTCAGAAACTGGCTGCCGAACTCGCCGCGGCCGAGATGGCGCTTAAGGGGCCGGGTCCGGAAGGTGGGCGCACCGCCAACTACGGTGGCAACTACGCCGCCCAGGTCGAGCAGGAGGCGTCCGTCGCCGGCCTGCGCCAGCGCATTGCCGACAACAACAAGGAGCTGCAGGATCTCACTGCCACGGCGCGCAATGCCGTGGGCGATGTGGCGACGGAGATCGCCAAGCTGCGCACCGATCCGCAGTACGCGATCGAGGAACGCTTCAAGCGGCTGCGCAACGAGGCGCGGGCCTCGATCAAGGACGTGAGCGCGCTCACGGCTCGCTTGGCCGATCTCAATCGGCAAGAAGCGGCGGCCAAGAAGAACCTCGAAGCCGCAACCCGTTCCGGCTCCGGGACCGGCGCGGCCGAACAGGCAAGCATCGGCGACATGACCGCGCTGATCAAAACCATGTTCCCTGGGGCGCGGATCACGTCGACTACCGGCGGAAAGCATGTCGCTGGCAGCGACCACTACGCCGGGCGCGCGATCGACTTCGTGCCGGCGGGCGGAATGGGCCAGTACTCCAAAGCCCAGGTCGAGCAGATGCTCAAGGACGCCGGGGTCAACATCCGGCGCAATGCGCAGGGCGTCGAGCAATTCTTCGGGCCCGGTGACAAGGGACATTCCGACCACTTCCACGTCGCCTGGACCGGCTCGGCGTCCCCAGAGGAGATGCAGCGCCGTATGCAGGCGGCGGCGGAGAAGCAGCAGCGCGCCATCGAGCAGGCTGCCGCCCAGGCCAAGGAGTATGCGGATACGTCTGCCGGTCTCAACAGCGAGCTCCTGCAGGCCCAGCGGGCCAACATCACTGATGCCAGCCAACTGGCCGATCTCGCCCGGCAACAAGTCGTGGTCGAGCGCGACAAGCTCATTGCCGACATCGAGGCCAAGGCGGTCAAGAACCCTGTCATCGCCGCCCACAAGCAGGAGCTGGAAGACGTCGTGCGCCAGGTGGCGGCGCAAAAGCTGCTGACGATCAATACGCAGGAGCAGGCGCGGCTCGCAGACGAGGCCCTCAAGAACATGCGCGCGGCAAATGACAACCAGCGGGATATTCTCCAGTCAGCGCTGAGTCTCGCGCGTACCGCTACAGAGCGTCGCGACATTCAGCTGCGCCTGTTGGACAAAGACCGCGAGGAAGAGCGTCGCCAGCTGCAGAACACCGCAGCCAATGCCGCCCTTTCACCTGACGAACGTGCTCGCGCCCAGGATCGCTTGAGCCAGATCGACACGATCTATGCTGGCCGGGCGGCCGTGGTGAAGGATCAGACCGCCGGGCCGCTGGAAACCTATGCCAAGGGCCTGCGGCTCTCGCCTGAGCAGATCAACGAGCGAGTCCAGCAGTACACCGTGGACGAGCTCAACGCCGTGCATGATGGCATCACCTCGGCGATCACCAACGCGATCGGCGTCAACGACCCCTTCATTTCCAACATGATCAGCCTGCTGGTCGACCAGCTGCTGATCCGTCCGATCACCGAAGCCCTGATGAAGGCGCAGTCAGCTGGCGGCGGTGGCATCGGCGGCCTGCTCGGCAGCATCGGTGGCCTGTTCGGCGGTGGTGGCGGGGGCGGGTTTGACAGCATCGGCGCTGGCGGTGGCGGGTTGGATGCGGTCATGAACACCTTGCCGGCGTTCGCCAATGGCACCTCCGGGGCGCCGGGCGGGTGGTCGCTGGTTGGGGAGCATGGACCCGAGCTGCTCAATCTGCCGACCGGCGCTCAGGTGACCCCGACGCCGCGCACCGGGGCGCTGCTCAAGCAAATGCAGTTCGCCCCTCGCAACGACAATGGCTGGCGCGGCGATGCCCATTTCCACTTCCCGAACGTCACCAATGCCCGCGAGGCGCGTGAGAGCGGCGAACAGGCGGCCCGCGCCTTCCGCCGGCGGGTCAATGGGCCGGTGAGGAGCAACGGCTGATGGCGCACCTTGCCAGCTTCCTGCCCAGTCAGGTCGAGATCGGCGCCGTTCGCGACGTGGATTGGTCGACTGACATCGTGAAGACTGACGGCGGCTATGAGGTTCGCAACGCCCGGTGGGCCACGCCTCTGCGCCGGTTCGAGGTCAGCTTCCCGACCGCAAAGCGCGATGATCCGGTCTACACGGCCGTGGTTGCGCTGTTCGAGCAGGCGCAGGGTTCGCTGCACAGCTTCAATTTCAAAGACTGGAGCGCGGGCGGCGAGGTGATCAAGGTCCGGTTCGACAGCCCGCTCAAGCTCACCGGCGTGACAAAGGATCTCGACCACATCGAGACGCTCAACCTGATCGAGGTGCGCGAATGAGGGCGCTCACCGGCCTTGCGGGGCACCTTGCCGGCTCGGCCCATACCCGCTGCACGATGCTTCGGCTCGACCTGGTGGACGGGACCACGCTGGCGATCACCGACCACGACCGCGATTTGACCTATGATCTCGGTGACGGCGCGGTAACCTATTCTGCCGGCACCGGGATCATGCCTTCCGATCTTGCCCTCGCCGTGGGCTTCGAGGGCAGCGACATCGAGGTCGAGGGGCCGATCGCCGAGGTCGTCACCCGCGCGGCGGTGCTGGGCGGGCGTTATGACGACGCGGCGGCGCGGCTGTTCCAGGTCAACTGGGCCGACCTCACCGCCGGCGCGATCAAGCTGCTGCGCGGCCGGGTGGTGCTCGCCCAGGTCGAGGGTGGGCGGTTCCGCCTGACGATCCAGGGCGAGGCGTCGAAGTTCGCGCAGACGGTGGGCCGGGTGATCAGCGCCTATTGCGATGCCGACTTCGGCGATGCGCGGTGCGCCTTTGCGGTGGTTCCGGTGGCGGCAACGGTGGCCAGCGTGACCGACGAGCGGACCATCATCGTGACGTTCACCGGCAGCTATGCCGACGACTATTTCAACCGGGGCACGGCGACCTTCACCAGCGGGGCGCTGAACGGCTGCCGCCCGGTGGAGATCAACGACTGGAGCGCGGCCGGCGGCGTGGCGCTGTGGACCGGCTTGCCCGAAGCCCCGGCGATCGGCGACACGCTCGAACTGCGCCAGGGTTGCGGCAAGACCCGGGCCGACTGCATGGCCTTCGCCAACATCGTCAACTTTCGCGGCTTCGCTGATGTTCCGGGTTCGGACCAGGTGCTGCGCTATCCGAATCCCGGTGGGTGATGACAATCTGTTTCCAATCACCTCACGACGGCCTCTTCCATCAGTCGCTCGGCAACGCTGTCGCTGTCTGCGCTGAAAGCTGGATTGACGTGCCATTCCACTGGCAAGGCACCGTGCGCGCCGGCTGCGACTGCAAGGGCCTGATCGTCGGGATTGCCCGTGAACTCGGTCGCCCCGAAGCGGAAAGCCTTGAAGCCCTGCGCGGTGATTATGGCGGGCGGGTGCCGGTTCGCGACCTTCAGGCTGGCCTCTCCCGGCTGTTCGACAAGATGACCGAGCGCCAACCCGGCGACGTGTTGCTGATCAAACACAAGGGGATGCCGCAGCACCTTTCGATCTGCGCGCCCCGACCGAACGTGCCGAACCGTGTGATCGAGGCCCTCGCCGAGGGCGTAATGCGGGTTCGTCCGTATCGGCGCAGCGACGATGAGATCGACAGCATCTGGCGGTGGAGGGAGCAATGCTAAACTTCGTCGCCAAGCTCGCCATCCAGATCGGGCTCTCTGCCGCGAACATGGCGCTGACCATGAGCCGCAAGATCGAAGGCCCGCGCCTCGATGACCTCAAGTTCACCTCCGGCGACTACGGCAACCCGCTGGCGATGGTCTGGGGAATGCGCCGGGTCCAGACCCCCATTTTCTGGGCCGAGGATCTCAAGGAGGTCAAGGAAGAGAACAAGACCAAGGGCGGGAAGTACAACTCATACAAGTATTACGGCACGTGGGCCGTGGCCCTGGCTGGGCATGAAATCCAGACAGTGCGCCGGGTGTGGTTCGATACCCATCTGGTGTTCGACCTGTCCGGCGCGGGTCCAGTCACGCTATTCGATTTCGGGCAGACCAGCAGCGGCAAGAGCGCCCGCGAGGTATCCACCGGCGGCAAGAGCGGGGCATCATCCTACTTCGCCATCTACACCGGGACCGAAACGCAGGACCCCGACCCCCGCATCCAGGCAACCACCGAGGCCAAGCATGGCGAAGGCTCCTGCCCGGCCTATCGCGGCACCGCCTATATCGTGTTCAAGGACATTCCGCTCGAAAAGCTCGGCAACCGCATTCCGCAGGTCGCGGTTGAGTTCATCGCCAACGCCGCGTCGACCTCGGTGCCGACGCAGCAGGTTGCTGATCCGGTCATCACCACCGGGTGGAACCTTGCCAGCTACTCGCCGGATTTCAGCCGGCTGCTGCTGGTGCAGTGGTCTGCCTCCTATCCCGAATACGAGATCTGGGATGTCGCCGCGCGCGCGCCGATGATCTGGGGGACGCTGCCGTTCGAATATCCGGCGGGCGGGTCCGCGATCGGGGTCCATAACGACGGCACCATCGTCATGATGGGCGACCAGTACCAGAACGTGTACCAGGTCTCGCCCGATGGGCTGATCGCCTCAGTGATCATGGGGCCGTTCGCGGGGGATCACCGCCAGTTCAGTGTGCGGGTGATCGCCGATGCGACGGGGGCCGAGCACTGGATTGCCTACGGCAGCAGCACCTACATCATCATCGACGGGGCTGAAACTGCGCTCGGCGGCGTCTCGGACGTGTTCGCCGACGCCTACGGCGATATCTGGGCGCTGATTCCGAACGGCTATACTGTCACCTTTGTTCGGATCATCGACGGCGGGTCGGGGGCCGGGTGGGACTCGACCATCACAATTACGCTGCCCACGTCGACTTCGACGGCGATCTTTGGCCACCACACCAAGGCCGACATTGGCGACCGGTTCATCTTTGGCCCCCGCCCGCAGAGCGGAACCTATTACAACTGGGTGTTCGACCCGGCTAATCCCTCCACCGTCACTGGTGTTGATGTGGGCACCAACGGCACCAACGGGTTCGGCTTCGACCAGCCCATCTGGGACAACATCCCGCCCGGGGCCGCCAG